TCCTTTTTTTTAGCTTTCAGTTTTTCCTATCTTTTTTTCAAGTCACTCTCTTGATTGATTATCTTGTAGTATTGATTGTTTTGGTTTCGAGCTTTTACTGTTGTTAGTGCCATTGCTCTCCTTCAGTTTTATTACAGATTTAACTGTAGTATTTGGACTAAATATATGACCAAATTCTTTTTCTAAATTACCAAGAATATCGCAATCTTGGTTTTTACCTTTATAAAATATCATATGCTACACCTTTAATTTTATAAGTTGTTATATCTTCTGGAAACCCTGTTTGTTTATATTTTCTAATAGCTCTTTCTCTTAAAGCTATTTCACATTCCAGTTCCGCAATATATGAGTTGTTATCCTCTCCCCATACTCTTGCGATACCATTTTTATCGTATGCTATATATTTCATTTTTTTACTCCTTTTATTTTTGTTTATAAATACAACCTATATCAACCATTTATAAATTCAAGCTTTAAGTTGAATAAATTATAGCAAAAAACCTAGTAAAATAGCCAATTTAAATATATTTTTTCAACTCTTATGTATATTGCTGTAAATTTAGGCCCAAATATTGTATTTATTGTGTTGAGTCGTTTTATAGGATATTAGTTGCTTATACCCCTTTAAGGTAATAAATAACAAATATCCTTTTAACCTAGGGAAGGACTCAATGATAAATTCTCTAGGATGTTTAAACAGCTCCGGGGTTCATATATTCTCTTACTTAAACCCCGGGGCAGAAAAAAAGGATAAAAAATGGAAGAACTAAATTTATTTAATTATAAAGCTTTTCAAAGAAAGTCAGCTACATCCAAAGAAGCTTTTGAGTCTAAAAAAAATAAAGTTACAGTCAGAGATAGAGTTCACGATCTTTTGCTTCTCAAAAATATGTCAAATGAGCAAATTGCAGATGAACTAAATATCCCTTTATCAAGTGCTTGTGCTAGAGTTAGGGAATTACAAATTTTAGATTTGGTTGAAGATAGCAACTATCGGAGCTTGTCTAAATTTGGTAAAAAGGTAGTTCTATGGCAAGGAAAAGTAAAACAAAATTAGAAAAACAACACATGGATAAAGTGGCCCAATTAGGGTGTATTATTTGTGGAAATCCATATGTACATTTACACCATATAAGATACCCCGGGCTTGGTATGGGCAGACGTTCCACAAATTTTGAAGTTATCCCCTTATGTCAGCCTCACCACCAAGGCAATTTTAGTGTACATGGAACACCAAAGCAATTTGAAAAAAAATTTGGAACGCAAAAACATTTATTAGAAAGGGTGTTGGAAAGGATAAAATGCGAAACTCAGGATATTTTTTAGCTTTCAGGAATGTGTGGAAACATCCAGCATTTAAATCAAAAATAGAGGCAGCAATATGGCTATATATGATTAGCAATGCTTCATATCGTAAAAAAGAGGTAAGATTTATAGATAATAAAATATTTGTAAATCGAGGTGAGCTTGTCTTTCCAATACGAAAAAACGCAGAAATTTGGAATATGCCATATTCTAATATGAGAAACTTCATCGATAGATTGAAAAAGAAGAAGATGATTAACACTCGTAGAACCACTATTGAACCACAAGTGAACCACAAGTTTAGCTCTGTAACTGTAATAAGTATTTGTAATTACGACAAATTTCAGGCTCAAGGAGAGGTTGTGAACCACATCCAAACCACATCTGGAGCAATACTAAATAATATAACTAATACATTAACTAATATTAGTAAGGGTTTGAAAAGCAAACAAGATAAGATTATCGGTGAATGGGATCAATATAATATTATAGAAAAAAATGGTAAAACTTACTATAAACACAAATGGAAAAATGAACCTTTGAAAGACAGATTATGATTACAACCAGTAAATTATTGAAAGAAGTTATAGGGCCAAAACGAAAAAAAAGAAAAAAGAAAAGGGATGTCGGTTTGGAAAGCCTTAAAGCATTTAAAAAAATTGAACAACGATATAAAAGGATTTATGCGAAAGCCAAAATATCTAGAAGTTGAGGTTGGTGGTAAAAAGTACACCTTCTATCATATTATTTGGGAGGATATTACTGGAGACGCTGGTCACAAATCAACATCGGAAATTTTAAGAGATAATCCAGCGGTTAAAAATACTTTTGGATTTATAATAGAGGAAAACGAAAATCATTTAAAAACTGCATCAACTTATGACGAACAGCATGACGAGTGGTCTGATAATAATATATTTCCGATTGGATGCGTGATTAATAAAAAAAAATTAGAGATAAGATGAAAATAAGGTTTTATAAATTACGAGACGAACCTATTAGATGGGTTGGATTTATATTAGCCCTTATAGGTTGTTATTTCTTAACAAATGGTGTTATAGAAATGTTATGGATCGGATGGAGCATATCTATATTGTCTTGCTTATTATGGGTTTTAGTAGCTGTCAGGGATGGAGATCTATCTAGAAGTCTTATGGAGTTAATTTATTTATTTTTAGCAGCAAGAGGTATGATTGTATGGTTTTAGAAGTAAATCAAATCGACATTGAGTCTTTACAGCCATACGCAAACAACCCCAGAAAATTATCAGATAAAGCAATTACAAAAGTCGCAAATTCTATCAAAGAGTTTGGTTTTAGACAACCAATAGTCGTCGATGAAAAAAATATTATTGTTGTAGGTCATACAAGATACCAAGCTGCAAGAAAGCTTGGATTAGATAAAGTTCCTGTTACTCAAATAAAAGGTCTTACACCAGAGCAAGTCAATGCATATAGAATAGCAGATAATAAAACTAATGAATATGCAGATTGGGATGATGATTTACTTGCTTTAGAGCTAAAAGAACTAGAGCATAAAGACTTTGATCTAGATTTGACTGGATATGAAAAATCTGAAATAGATAAAATTTTATTTGAAGAGAAACAAGGTTTAGTAGATGATGACGAAATACCTGAACCCCCAGAAGAGCCTATTTCTCAAAAAGGAGATATATGGATATTAGGTAATAATAAATTATTATGTGGAGATAGTACTGACCAAATAGCAATTCAAGGTTTTTTTGGTGAGGTTCAAGCTGATCTATATTTAACTGACCCTCCTTACAATGTAGACTATGTAGGTAAAACCAAAGATGCTTTGAAAATACAAAACGATAAACAAACAGATGACAAATTCATTCAGTTTTTATCTGATGCTTTCATAGCTGCTGATAATCACCTTAAGATGGGTGCTAGTTTTTATATATGGCATTCTGATAGTGAAGGGCTAAATTTTAGATTGGCTTGTATAAATGCTAAATGGAAATTGAGGCAAACTTTAATATGGGAAAAGAACTCTATGGTGATGGGCCGACAAGATTATCAATGGCAGCACGAGCCTTGTCTATATGGATGGAAAGAGGGTAGCTCTCATAGTTGGTATTCAGATAGAAAACAAACAACAATTATCAAACACGACAGGCCTACTAAATCAAAACTTCACCCCACTATGAAACCTGTATCTTTGATGGAATATTTGATAAACAATAGCACTAAACAAGGTGACATCGTATTTGATAGCTTCTGTGGTTCAGGCTCAACTTTAATAGCTTGTGAGAAGCTACAGAGATCTTGTTATGGTGTAGAATTAGATCCCAAGTACTGCGATGTTATCGTAAAAAGGTGGGAGCAGTGGACAGGTCAAAAAGCGACAAAAAAATGAAATCAGAGCAAAAAAAGAACCCAATAGGGAGACCAAGGGTAAAGGTCGATATGGATATATTGGCTAATTTATCCCAGATAGGTTGTACTCAAGAGGAGATAGCTTCTGTTTTAGGAATGTCTGCAAGAACTTTACAAAGAAATTTTGCCGAAATTGTTGAGGTAAATAAAAACAAAGGCAAAGCCAGTCTAAGAAAAAAAATGTGGGATAAGGCAATAAAAAAAGACAATACTAATATGCAAATATGGTTATCTAAAAATGAATTAGGCATGAAGGATAGAACTATGACCGAGACTATCACAGAGCCTTTACCTTTGATTATAGAGGCACAAGCAGAGGAGATAGATGAAAAAAAAGGGTAATGTATATGGTAAGGTAATCCAATACACAAAAACATACAAAGGCACGAGTATTGGCTCAAAGCCTATAACGAGTACAATGAATAAAAGAAATAAAAAAGGCAGATCGAGAAAGCAAATTAGAAAAGCAAGAGGCAGAGGGCAAGGCAAACCATGACCAAAAGAATCATGTACCCAGATGGGTTGATTATACCCGGTAATCTTCCCGAAGATTTTAGACCGGCAAGTAGCAAAGAGGCTTGTGGTAATTGTGGTATGTACTCAAATAGACGTTCTTTTTGTGGGGTTCATAATACTAACAACGTAAAAGATAATTGGATATGCAATAGCTGGCGACAAAGATTCTTTAAAAGATGAAGCCTATATTCATAACTCTTTTATTTCTTGCATCTTCAGGTGATATTACAATGGATAGATTGGAAATATTTAGCTCTTGTGACTCTTGGTTTCACGCAAACGTTATCAAAAAACAGAACAGAAAATATGATTTTTTTAAGAGAAGGCATTATTATAAATTTAATAATAAAAAGGTGGTTGGATATGTTTGTAGCTATAAATAAATATGATAAAAGTTTATTATGGCTAAATATAAAAATCGCAACGTAACTCTTAACAAACCTTTTAGAACTCCCGGAAGATCTAAAAAATTTGCAGTATATGTGAGAAATCGCAAAAATAATCGAGTCCAAGTGGTAAGGTTTGGCGATCCAAATTTATCAATAAAAAAAAATATACCTTCTCGTCAGAGATCATTCATGGCTAGATTTAGGCCCATATTAGCAAAAGCCAGAAGATCAGGTAAACAGCTAAATACAACTCCAGTTTATTGGGCTGTTCAATCGTGGAAAAAGGGCTTTAGAATATGATTGACGCATTGTTATTTGTAGCTACTTTGATTATATTTTTAGATTATATGCAAAAGTCTTTTGTATCAAAAGATCAAGACGATCCAGCTACAAAAAGGTGGATAGCTGAAATAGAGGCAGACAAACGTAAAGAAAAATTTTATGGCAAAAAAAGAGATAATGAAAATATCTGAAGAAGCCAACGTGCAAATGCCAATGAAGACTGTGGCATCTCTTGTAGTGATAGTGGCTTTAGGGTGTATGGGATATTTTCAAATTGTAGAGCAGCTCAATCAACATTCTACAAGATTACAATTGATGGAGTCTGATTTAGAAAAAAATACAGAGTTTAGAATTAAGTGGCCTAGAGGACAATTAGGTAGTTTACCAGCTGACTCAGAACAGTTTATGCTCATAGAAAGTATTTTAAAAGATTTAGAAAAGATTAAAGGTAAATTAGAAGATGGAATGCACAATAAAGTAAATATTAATCGATTAGAAAAAGATATGGAAAAAGCTCAAAACGATATAGAAAAATTAAAAGATCAAAGTAGAGAAATGAAATTTACAAATGGTAATCACAAATGATTGAAGTAGTTGCTTTATTAATGTTTTTAAAAGGTGATTTAAAAGAACACTATTACGTTCCAAAAGGTTTTTCTAAATGTTTAGAAATGAAAAGAAAATCAGAGAGAACAGCAAACCCTGAAAGAGTCAGATACAGTTGTGCTAAAGTTATGGCAAAAATGTCAGAAGATGGAAAGCACATAATAGCGATAGCCAAAAAAGATTAAAAGTGTTAAACAATTTCTATGGAAAGAAATTGTATATATTACACAGATTTCATGTGTTTAAGAAGCAAGGAGTGTATTTGTGATAAAAAAAATAAAGAAAAAAATAGCTCGAAAATTACTCGTCATAGTATCGAGATGGGAGAATCGTCTGTATCGGATAGTCTATTTGTCGAAAGAGAAAAGATAGAGAAGATACAAATGGATATAATGACCAACTCACCAAGCAAAGATCAGTTTGATGAGTAAATTTGCTTTATTTATTATGATTTGCTCATCAGTACAGAATGTATGTACAGAACCGCATAGTAATTATGTTAAATATGAGGATTTCCACAGTTGTATTAGTAGCGGAGCAACTAATGTAATAGATATAATAAATAATTTTGATAAAAATCAATTTAACAAAGACAAGGTAGTTATAAGGTTTTATTGCGAAGAGGTAAATGAAGATTCAACTAACAATACCACAGTACAAAATATCTCAATCTCATAAAAGATTTAAAGTATTAATTTCAGGTCGTCGTTTTGGGAAAACTTATTTGGCTATTACTGAAATGATGAAATATGCAGCATTACCAAATCAAAGAATATGGTATGTAGCTCCCACTTTAAAAATGGCCAAGGATATATGTTGGTCAAATTTAAAAGAAGTTTTACATCAATTTAATTGGATAGAAGATATAAATGAAACAACCCTTACAATTACAATGCGTAAATCAAACAGCACGATTTCATTGAAGTCAGCTGATATGCCAGATAGTCTTAGAGGCACAGGGTTAAATTTTTTAGTATTAGATGAGTTCTCTGATATTCCAAAAAGAACGTGGTTTGAGGTTTTACGAGCCAGTGTCTCTGATACTTTAGGATCTGTATTTATGTGTGGAACTCCAAGAGGTTATGGAAATTGGAGTTATGAAATGTATTTAAAAGGTAAACAAGACAAAGAGTGGGACAGCTTTCAATATACGACTTTAGATGGTGGTATGGTTAATAAATCAGAAATAGAACAGGCTAGATCAGATTTAGATCAAAGAACTTTTAGACAAGAGTTTGAAGGTACATTTGAAAACTATAGTGGAGCAATCTATTATAACTTCCACCCGGTAGATTCAGTTGTTGATAAACAAATAGATTGGACAAAACCTTTACATATTGGGATGGACTTTAACGTTTCACCGATGTCGGCTGCTGTAGCTCAAGTCGAAAGAGATAAATTATATTTTGTTGATGAAGTTGTTATTTACGGCTCTAATACTGACGAAATGTGCGAAGAGATAAGAAATAGATACGGGACTAAACTTCCAATATTTATTTATCCTGACCCCGCAGCAAGACAAAGAAAAACCTCGGCAGGAGGTAAAACAGATTTATCTATACTTCAAAATGCTGGTTTTGACGTAAAAGCAAAACCAAGACATACTGCGGTAAGAGATAGGATAAACACTGTAAAC